CGCAGAGCAGAGGACCGCAAGTTCTTCTTGGACATCTACATCGACGAAGCCAACACGCTTGAGTTCGACCAGCACGGCATGTTGCGGGTTGAGAACGTGGCTACCGGCTTCATGATGATCCAGCGCCATGTTCTGGAGAAGATGATTGCCTCGCATCCTGAGTGGACCTACTTCAACGATGTGTACAACCGCAACGAGAGCGCCCTGTTTGACTTTGAGTTAACCAATGGGCAGTACGTTGGCGAGGACTACACGTTCTGCAAACGTGCCCGGGCGGACGGTTTCACGGTCTTTATTGACCCAGAGATTACCCTGCCGCACGTTGGCTCTCAAGAATACCACCGCAGCTTCAAAGAGTCTGTGTTGATGCCGTTGATCGATCAGCATTGCACTCCCAAACTGAAAGTTGTCAATGGCTAAGAAAACCCCATCCCTTGCAATTGGTCGTGGTGAAAAGTTGCCTGCCTCCAAGGGAGCTGGGTTAACGGCTAAAGGCCGTGCTGTTTACAACAAAGCTACCGGCAGCAACCTCAAAGCCCCGCAGCCGCAGGGTGGCAAGCGCAAGGATTCGTTCTGCGCACGCATGTCAGGTATGCCCGGTCCAATGAAAGACGAGAAGGGCAAGCCGACCCGCAAGGCGGCTTCCCTTGCAAGGTGGAAATGTTAAGGAGAAATCATGTTTGGAAGAAAAAAAGGCCCCACGCCAAGTCAAATGCGTGCCATGCAGCAAGAGCAAATGGCTATGCAGCGAGCGAAAAAGTTGGCGAATGAAGCAGCCGAACGCGCCTCTGCAAAAACTGCCAAAGAAGAAAAAGAATATCGGGACATGCAGTTACGCGAAGGCGTTGTGCCCGCCAACGTAAAACCGCTTTCAGCCAAAAATGCACCACCAGCCCCTCGACCCATGGAGCAGGTTGAGATTAACAAGGCCAAACAATTGGCTGACGCTAATGCAAATGCTCCGCGCATGCCTGCCGCTGGTCCTATGGCCCCTTCCGGTACTAATACAGTGCCGAACGCGCAAATGGCGGCTATGCAAAAAATTCCACAGCCCGGTACAGTTCCTCCGGCTAATGCAATGCCAATGGCTCCATCTAACCCGGGAGGGGCATCCTCCGGTCTTGGTAGTGGAGGCCCCGGAGGGCCATCCTCTGGGCTTGGTAGTGGGGCCCAACTAGGGTCCCAAAACATTCCAGTAATGAAACGTGGCGGAAAAGTCCGTAACAAGCCTGCGGCCAAATTTTCTTCTGGCGGCTCGACCAGCAAGGCGTCAAGCCGTGGCGATGGTATTGCCCAGCGTGGCAAAACAAAAGGCAGGTACATCTAATGGAACTGATGGCTTGGAACGTGTTGTTGTCGTTTATATCGGCAGCGTTGCTTTTTTGGGTGAAGGTGTCTCACGACGAAGTTAAGCGCGTGAGCATCTTGCTGAGCAAAACCCGGGAAGAGAACGCTGAGAAGTATGTGACCAAGGCGGATGTGCATAGCGACATCAATCGTGTTCTGGCTCGGCTGGACCGGCTTGAGGGCAAGATTGATGACTTCATGAAGGAGCAGCGCAGTGCCATCGGTTAGCAAGAAGCAACATAATTTCATGGCAGCAGTGGCTAACAACCCAGAGTTTGCCAAGAAAGCAGGCGTTCCACAGTCCGTGGGCAAAGATTTCTCCAACGCGGACAAGGGCCGCAAATTTTTAAAAGGTGGCGATATGAAATCCGAAAACATGATGATGAAAAAAGAAGGTCGTGGCATGGCTAAGGCCGACTTGGCAAAGCACGCCGCAATGCCCGCGTCCAAGGCTCACAAAGGCCTGAAGTCTGGCGGCATGGCGACCAAGATGGGCACTGTCAAAACCGGCTCCAAGCCTGACGGAATTGCCATGAAGGGCAAAACCAAAGGCACAATGGTAAAGATGGCACGCGGCGGCAAAGCCTGCTAAGGAGTTGATATGAGCCCAGCAGAAAAAGAAGCCCGTCAGATGATGGCGGACAAGAAGGCTGCCGAAGCCGAAGACAAAGCCTATAACAAGGCATCCAAGATGGCCCCATCTGAAGACCCACGGGACGCAGTACGCGGCCAAAAAGGGTACAAGAAGGGCGGCGGCGTGACCCGAGCTGACGGCTGCGTGACTAAGGGCCATACTAAAGGCTCGATGGTCAAGATGGCCCACGGCGGCAAGGCTTGCTGATATGAGAGCCAGTCGCGGCATGGGAGCCATACTCCCATCGAAGATGCCTTCCGGCAAGCGTAAAGCTCGCCGGGATGACACTGACTTCACGCAGTACGCTGAAGGCGGACCGGTTGGGTTGTATGCCAACATTAACGCAAAGAAAAAGCGGATTGCCGCTGGCTCTGGTGAGAAAATGCGCAAGGTTGGCAGCGCTGGCGCACCAACTGCAAATGCGTTTGTGCAATCAGCCAAGACTGCGAAGAAGTAAACCATGGCAACATCGGGCACCACAGCTTTCAACATGGACCTCACGGAAATCGTTGAGGAGGCGTTTGAACGCGCTGGTGGTGAGTTGCGCACCGGCTATGACCTACGCACAGCCAGTCGGTCTATGAACCTGATGTTCTCCCAGTGGGCCAACCGTGGCTTGAACATGTTCACATACGAGCAGGGCTCCATCAATTTAGTCCCCGGCCAAGCAACGTATAACCTTCCCGCTGACACCGTGGACCTTCTGGAGCACGTCATTCGCACAGGCGCGGGAAGCGCTTCCACACAGGCTGACCTGACCATCACGCGGATCAGTGTTTCTACCTACGCCACAATCCCCAACAAGCTGGCGCAAGCCCGTCCCATACAGGTTTGGATTGAGCGGCTAACTGATGCGCCGCGAATTACGGTTTACCCAATCCCCGACAACTCGCAGCCCTACGTGTTTGTGTACTGGCGCTTGCGCCGCATGCAAGACACTGGCACTGGCGTCAACACCATGGACATGCCATTCCGTTTCTACGAGGCCATGACGGCTGGCTTGGCGTATCACCTTGCGCTGAAGATTCCCGGCGCTATGGATCGGCTCCCAATCCTTAAGCAACAATATGACGAAGCTTGGGATTTGGCTTCTTCCGAAGACCGTGAGAAGGCCGCAGTCAGGTTTGTTCCTCGTGCAATGCACATAGGAAACGGTGGCTACTGATGGCAAACAGGTTTGCATCTGGCCGCATCGCCATTGCCATGTGCGACCGATGTGGACAGCAATTTAAGCTCAAACAGCTTCGCACTGAAATCGTCAAGCAACGAAAGTACGAGCTGCTTGTGTGCTCGGAGTGCTTTGACCCAGATCAACCTCAGTTGATGCTCGGCACGTTCCCGGTGGATGACCCGCAGGCGCTTAGGAACCCACGCAGGGATACAACCTACCTGACGTCTGGATTGAACGACGATGGCAACTTGTCTGGCGGCTCAAGGGATATTTTTTGGGGATGGAATCCTGTGGGTGGAGCCAGCTTTTTTGATGTGGCATTGACGCCAAACAACTTGGTGGCAATCGGGTTTATTGGTACAGTTACGGTATCGGTTACTTAAAGGAAACAACATGGCTACTTACAGCAAAAAGATGATGGGCAAAGAAGTTGGTCAAGCCAGCGTCTATGCCAAACCCCACACCATGAGTGGCAAGGCCGTTAAAGCCTCCACCAACCCCGGCAAAGAGCCAAACCAAAGCCGCGTCGATACAGTTGACATGAGTGTTGGTGCATTCAGCAACAGGCCCGAAGGTATGGGCACAAAGACCAGCGGTATCAAAACTCGCGGCAACGGCTGCGCTACCAAAGGGACCATTGCCCGTGGGCCGATGGCATAAGACATGACGTACAACGAACTGGTCACCGCTGTTCAAAACTATTGCGAAAACGTTTTCGCAACGGTCGATATGGACACGTTCATCCGCCAAGCTGAGCAGCGTATCTTTAACGTTGCTCAGCCAGCGAACCAGCGCAAGAACGTGACCGGATCGTTGTCTGCTGGGAACAAGTATCTGAACTGCCCGGGGGATTTCTTCTCCGTCTACAGTTTGGCTATTTACCCGATTGCCGGTGGCACGTATGAGTATTTGCTGGACAAGGATGTGAACTTCATCCGTCAGGCGTACCCAAACCCTGCCACCACTGGTAAGCCCAAGCACTACGCCATCTTTGGTCCTCTATCGTCCAATCAGGATGAGCTGACTTTTATTATCGGCCCAACACCTGATGTCGCGTACAGCGCTGAGCTGCACTACTACGCATACCCCGAGTCCATCGTGGATGCCCCTGACGGCAGAACTTGGTTGGGCGACAACTTTGATTCCGTGCTGCTGTATGGAACCATGAACGAAGCGC